TGTGTGGCTTGTGGTAAGCTTGTGTTGGTGCTGTTGGGTGTTGTCCTGTTGTGGGTGTGGGTTATGCGTGGGAGGGGGACCCATTGGCTCGCTCGGGGAATTATAGTTATACCCTCCAAGACACAAGAAATGGACTTTCAATAAAACAAGAAACCAAATCCCAAATCTATCTATCTATTTATTCTTTAATTAATCCCTCTATAAGCCAATATTTAATCTCTAATAATAACGTATCTCTTAACTTAAATGTACCTCTTACCTGGCATGATAATTATTTAATTTATTTGAAAACGTGTAAAACGTGTATTTTGTCGCCTAAAACGTGTAGTTTGTCGCCAAAGTAGCCAAAGTAGCCACGCTCTACCATATTGTTGATTATTAATCTAAGGTGACTAAAGTTTGTTGGGTTTAGTCACCTAACTAAAATTACTTTAATAATCTTATGGGATGAAAGGATTTTACTGGGGGATTTATGGGGGATTGGGGGATTTAACGATCTACAGACGTTGATACACTAAGATTTTACTGGGGGATTGGGGGATTTTTGTACTTTACTCTAATAACCTGATACCTCATCCAACGGCTCCCAATCCTCTTCAAGTTCAATTGAGTGGGCGAAATCAGCCACTGAAACCTGATCAATATAGGCCAATGCGTCAAGCATGTCATCGTGAGACAATCTGTTTGGAAAATCAAGCATCTGTCCAGTGAATTCACGCCAGTCTCTATCCTTGTTAAAGGTGATCTGTCCGTGTTCCATTCTTCCTTGCAATGACCAGGTGATTCTGTCGTTCTTCTTCTTACCACCGTGGCGCATTTCAATGATGGAGACGTATGTTCCTTCAGTCCTCATTTCATCTTCAAGGTAAGGCAATATGGCGTTCCTTAGTGAGCCAGTTTCAATCCCCACCGTAGAGGACTCACAGATAGTTGCAGATTTAAGGATTTTCTTGGCGGTTTCTTTGATGTTCCATCTGCCGTGGAGGATGTCTTTGACCCACCACTTGTCACGACATATCTTTACAATCGCAATTGCAGTCTCATCTAATCTGCTTCTCTTTAGATTTCTTTCTTTTTCAACAGATTCATAACCAGCAGGGTCGATGGCAATAACATAGTTTCCCTCTTCAGGCTCTTCTGCGGTTTTAATCCACTCTTCTTTGAAGATACCACCTGAGAAGGTCTCGAATGCTGCCTCAAACTCTTGTCTGAATGACATTGATGACATGGTTTTTCTTGCTGCTTCTATCTCTTCTGGTGGAATGAATGGATTGTCTATTGAGTTAAACTGGAAAGCCTCCCAGTCATCATCCTCAAAAGCATCCTTATAAAGGTCATAAAAGTGATTCTTACCAGCAGGAGTACCAATAAATAAAGCACCACCTTTAACATCAGTCAAAGTAGGGCGAATTATCTGCTCCCAGACTACAGGCTTCATTGAGGCGTACTCATCAAGCACGACATAAGCCAAACCCACACCACGCAGGGTATCTGGTCTGTCACTTCCCTTTAGATAGATTTTCCTACCGTTTATCAATGTTAAAACGGCAGTATTCTCATGGGCGGCGGCAATCAGGTCTCGTCCTAAGTCTTTGAGCATCGCCCACATAATGTCTTTGGATTGCTGAAAGGTTGGGCCGATGTAGAACACATCCTTTTCGGTGGACTGAATTGCCTTAATAAGTAGAATCCAAGCAGCTAATCTTGACTTACCGAAACGTCTGCCAGCAGCCACAATCTTAAAACGCTTCTCAGAATGGAATATCTCCAGTTGAGCAGGGTGGAGATCAATGTTAAGTTCAGCCATTAGGCCACCTGCCTCACTTGTTGTGCTTTTAATGCCTGAAAGATATGACAGATGACATCCACCGTCCAGCCGTTGCCGAGCATTTTGTATCTTTGGGTGTTTGATACGCCCTCGGTATAACCATCAGGCACTGTTTGCAGACGTTCACACTCCAGTGGTGTTAGCTTTCGATAGGTTGGGGGTGTAACTACAACATTGTCTTTCTGAACAGTAGTTAATGTATTGGTTTTGCCGTCTTGTCTAATCTCTAATCGTTGCTTGGTTTTCCCAGCAACACTTCCTTTATGGTCTTGACGTTTACCATCAACAATATATCTGCTAAAACCTTTGGTTCTCTATGACCACCACCCATTGTTGTTAAGGTTGGTGATTTGCCATCTTGGTGATAAACCCTCTTAATAGAATCATTGCCTTTTAAGTCGGCATCGCCCACATGACACAATCCATCTTTAGAAAATACCAACTGTCTGCGGTGTTTCTCGAAATAAGACTTTAGATTACCGCCTTTAAAATAGTTGGCATCCAGGCAATGGCTTTTATCTCTGTCAACAAGACCATCTTCAAGAATATCTTTAAGCACAATACCTTTGTCTTTGGGTTGGGTTATATAAACTCCTGGTATGTTCGTCCAATACAGTCTCACTCGATTCTGGGCAGATACAAGTGCGGAATTAATCTTTACAGGCTCAACACCCAAATGCTCACTGATAACTTGTTGATATTCTTTTTTCATTCTCACGTTTTCGAGTAGAAAATACTTAGGTTTACAATCTCTTAGTAATCTTACAAACTGAAAGAACAAGGCGCTTCTTGGGTCATCAAAGTTAAGCTGTTTGCCAGCAAATGAGAAACCTTGACATGGAGAGCCACCCATCAACAGATCTATCTTGGGTAAATCCTCTGCTCTGAGCGCAGTAACATCACCAATATGCTTCATATCTGGAAAGTTATTTTTGGCTACCGTAATAGCGTATTTATCAATCTCAGAGGCATAATAGTTATCAACCTTAATGCCCATCTTTCTCAGGGCAATTTGTCCACAGGACATTCCATCGAATAAACTAAGTACGTTCATTCACTTTCCGCTAGGTTGACAATTACCTCATCGTCTTCTTTCTCTTCTGGATCAACCAAAAGCTCTCTTGGCGTTTGTTTAATTTTTTGTTCGATGGACTCAATGGAGGACACGTTGATAATGACTTGAGTATCGATTTTTGCTCTATTTGGGTCAATGGCTTTATGGACGGGGAGGATTCTATCCATACACATCTTTAAACAATGCACATCGGGCTTATCAGCCAATGCAAGCTCTAACACCTTTGCCACTATCTCTGGGCCTTTCTCACTCATTACCTCCCTTGACAGTGCTGCGTACTTGTTGACCGACCCCTTTGGCCTACCAGCTGGATTGAGTGGCTTCATCCCTTTGTAAAGGGCTGGATTACCTTTTTTATTTTTTTCTGCCATACTAAATATTATATCATTTTTAGAAACTTATTCTGCTTTCTATGTGTTTTGTAGAAAATATTCTATTAAATTTGAATATATGGTAAAATAATTTCTTATAATTCTATTAAAGTAGCATTAATTAGTACCATTAATGAGTATTATTAATTTCTAGGAAGAGAATTTTTTGAATAATAGCAATGAATCTCAGTACCAAGCCCTAGCAAGTTGGCTTAACCACCGACTTGATAGCTGGCGTACTCATCGAGACATTAACTACACTCCTAAATGGGACGAGTATTATCGCTTATGGCGTGGTATCTGGGCTATTGAAGACAGAACAAGACAGTCAGAGAAGTCAAGACTCATTGCCCCCGCCCTACAACAAGCAGTTGAGTCCTCTGTAGCTGAACTAGAGGAGGCTACGTTTGGAAGAAGTCGTTGGTTTGACATCAAAGATGATGTTTTAGACCAGGATAACTCAGACGCTGAGTATATTCGCAACCTCTTACAAGAGGATTTAGAAGGCACAGGCGTTAAAGACGCTATTTGTGAGGTATTTCTCAATGGCGCTATCTATGGCACTGGTATTGCTAAGATTGTTGTTGATCAGACAATAACTCGTGCGCCCACAGAAGTTCCTGTAGAGGGAACAATGACTTCCACTCGTCAAATCGTTGAATATCCTTCTATAGATATTCGTGTTGAACCCATCTCACCAAAAGAATTCCTTATTGACCCTGCTGCTAATTCTATTAATGAAGCACTTGGTGTCGCTCACGAGGTTATCAAGCCTCGATACCATATTGTTGAGGGAATTCAGTCAGGTGTCTACCGTGATGTCCCCCTTGACGGTGATTATGATGTGGTGAGGATGGGATTTGACCCTGAAACACGTCTTGCAGATGAATCAGACTCAGTAAAAATTACCGAATACTGGGGAAAAGTCCCCAAAAGGTTCTTAAAAGCCTCTGTTGATAAGGATGACTTTGAATACACCAAGTCAGACACTCTAGTAGAGGCTGTTGTCACCATTGTCAATGATGAGTACATCCTTAGAGTAGAAGAAAACGCTTTTATGATGGTTGATAGACCTTTTATCTCTTATCAACACGACATAGTGCCTAATAAGTTCTGGGGAAGAGGGGTCTGCGAAAAAGGGTACAACCCACAGAAGGCATTAGATGCTGAAATGAGAGCAAGAATTGATTCTCTGGCACTTACAACTACTCCAATGATGGCTGCCGATGCGACCAGATTGCCTAGAGGGATTAAATTTGAGGTTAGACCTGGTAAAACTATACTTACCAATGGCAACCCACGCGATGCAATTATGCCTCTGGATATGGGAACCACAGACCCTTCAACATTTAACCAGGTCGCCTCACTTCAAAACATGATCCAGATGGGTACTGGTTCTACTGATACAGGTTCTGTCCTTAATAACACTGCTTCTGGTATGTCTATGATGCAATCTGCCTCTATTAAAAGACAGAAACGCACCCTGATGAACTTCCAGAATACCTTTTTAATCCCAATGATTAACAAGACCATGTGGCGCAAGATTCAGTTCGATGTCAAGAGATACCCAGTCTCTGATTACAAGTTTATCCCGTACTCAACGATGGGAATCATGGCAAAAGAGCTGGAGATGCAACAAATGGTGCAAATGCTACAAGCTATTCCTAAAGACTCCCCTGCGTTTGATGTCATCTTACTGGCGCTGTTCCAGAATTCTTCCATCCATAACAGAGATCAAATTGTTAACGCACTTATACAAGGTAATGAGCCTGATCAGAAACAACAACAGATGCAGCAGATGGTTATAGAACTTGAAATTCAACAAAAAGTGGCTAATGTGCAAAAGACCCTAGCCGAAGCTGAAGAAGAGAAAGCCAAAGCGATCAAATGGATGGCAGAAGCGCAGAAGGACGCACCGACTGAAATAAACATTCAAGAGAAGATTCTTAAACTTCAAAAGGATGCTATTGGTCTGGAGAAAACCAAGGCTGATATTATAAATACCTACTCAGAAACAGCAAGAAACATTCCAGAGGTAGAACACCTCAATTCTGAGACCATCCTCAACTTAGCAAAAGCCAGAGCAGAGGGTAATAAAATCCCTATTCAATCTATTAACAGCGAGGCGATGTGAAAACAGATGAACA